AGGCATACTTTTGCTTCTCTACTACGGCAGAGTGGGGCAGGGCTTGATGAGATCCAAGACTTGCTAGGGCATGCCAGTATGGAGATGGTGAGGCGTTATGCACACCTTGCGCCGAGTGGGTTAAAGAGTGTTATCGAACGCTTGGATGTGTCCTCGGATACATCTGTCCCAAATCTGTCCCACGAAAATGTGGTGCTGACGGAAAGAATTGAACTTTCGACCTCTGCTTTACCAAAGCAACGCTCTACCACTGAGCTACGCCAGCACAAGAAGAACCACATTAACACATCAAATTCTGTTGACAAGGAGACGTTAAGGTTCCTTACCAAGGATAAAGGAGGCGCCAAATGATGTAAATACACCCCAAAAAGACACCCAAAGACACAAGCAGTTGTGGTGTAGGTGTCCCCGTTTACCAGATGTGTCCCACGGGACACTAGAAAAAGTGGTGTAGTTGCTCTTTAGCGTTAAAGAGGATACACTAAGAACTAAACTATATAACAACTTTTCAAGGAGGAAATACAGATGAAGATTTATATAGGCCATTTTATGAAGGCTTTTCATTACAATAGTATAGGAATAAAACGCATGGTGTCCAAGGGATATCGAGTCAGTCAAGAATGGACAGAGTGGGGCTCTGGTATTTTTACTCCCAGACTTCCAGTTGGTCCTCCACATTCACAAGAAACCCTCGGAACTTTGCAAAGCCAGCTAAGTTTTTGGAAGGGCCAAAAGAGAAGGGTGGTAGTAGATGGGCAGTACAGATTTTGCCAATGAGGTAGATAAGCTATGCGCCAAGCTAATAGATGTCGTGAGTAAAGAGGTTGAAGATAAAAACCAGACGACGAAGGTATACTTTAATGACTTGATTGATGTCCTTCAAGAGGCAAGACAGTCAGCCCATAAAGCCCAGAGGCTCATGGATAAGTACAACCGAGGCAAGGTTCATTGATGGGTAAGAAAGCTGTAAACGTCGGAAGCCTATACGCAATGGTGGAAGACGACAAGCTCGTTGGAGTTGAGATAGGATTTAATTCCAACGTGGAAAATCGGGAGGGTGTCGCTGAGATTATTTCAAATCTCACGGCATCGTGCCACTCAACGAAATGGATAATGAATAATGTAATGAGGTGGAATCAAGATGCACAGGCTGAAGGAAATAGAAATGAAGATAGCACTCACAATCATGTGGATGCAGAGCAAGAAGGAGAGGTGGGAGAAAATAAGATTGGCTGACATTAGTGAGCAGATCGGAAAGACAAGCGGTCAGATAAGTCCCCACTGTAAGTGGCTAAAGCACTGTCAGATTGTTAAGCATGACTGGAAGAACGGATGGACAGCAGGCGATAAAGCCAAGGACTATTTGAAACATTGGGGCGTGATCTAAATTTTGCCTTCACGGACAAGCCAGGCAAGATAGATCATCCCTGTAGTCCCCCCAATAAAAATTAGAATACCTACACCATAAGTGAGGGCGTCTGCGTATTTACGCAGGCGTTTCCTCGCTTCTATGGCACTGGCTTCCATTGCTTTCTTCTCTTCCTTACGGAGAGCCATGAACTGTCTTAACCCCGTTTCTCCACGGGTCTGACGAATTATTGCGACTAGGTTGGATTCCATGTCCTCGGCTTGCTTGAGGGCCACAAATTTTTCCATAGCGCTGCCACCAGTTTTCTTTTTGGCGTCAGACTTAACGTCGTCGATAGCAGACCAGACGCGAGCGAGGTCACGTCCAACAGACTGAGCGTCTTTCGACATCTCTATGGATTTTTTAGCAACCTTGAACGCACCGATTGCGATTGTGATGGGGTCGATTTGGGCTACCTCTTTCTTAGTCTGCCAAGGATAGGCTTTCGACCTCCCAAAGATCGCCCGAACATTGATGATGGCCTAGACATAGGTCTAGGGTTTGGGTTCATTCCCATTCGCATTTGATTAGGCATGATGTTACCAGTACGGGTAAACACAACGCCACGGTTTGGTCTTTTCATTCCACGCATTAGTGTATTACCTCTTCTTCTTCTTTCGATATTTCTTGCACGATTTCTTTACTTGCTTTTTCATTCCACGCATCAGAACACATCCTTCTTTCTACTAGATCTCCGACTTCCTCGACGCCAGTATAGTATTGCGTCTTGAGCAAGACACGATGAGCCATGTCAAGCTCGTGTAATTGTTGCACAAGAATGATGCCCCAGTCGTCCATACCGAGCGATTCCCAGACAGATAATTCTGCGTCGGGGTGATCTGGGTGCATGCCCATCATCCATATTCCGAAATGATTTTTGTTTTGCTCTCGCATCCATTGGATCATTTCATCTGGAGACATGGAGAAAGGATCTGTCCATATCAAAACGTGATGGAGTTCCCCGTAGTCACTGGCTGCTGACTTGATGTCGATGGCAGACGTGATGTCGTCTGAGGTGTGGAACAAAACTTGGCCTGAAGACAGAGCAACACGAGCGTATGGGCAAGGTGGCATGTGGTTGTAGTCTTCAGAGGGGGTGGGGAGTGTGTGGACAATCCAGTCCCAGACTTTTTGTACTAGTTTTTCTGATTTCTTTTTATCCCGACTTCTCCTTGGAGAAGAGGAGGGATCGGTGTCGTCTAAATATTTATTTACGATCTTTGGGATCTCTGACTTCATTCTTCTGTAGCCTCCTCAACTGTTCTTGCCAGCATGTAGGGCAAGCCTCTTGCATTTTCTTCCACTTCTTTTGTCGAGTGAATACGTTCAGAACTCTGAGAGAGGTTCCACAAGCTCGACAGGTTGGCATTTGTCTTCCTTAATGTAGCCCTCCTGTCGCAAGTATGCCTTATAAAAGGCCAGTAGGTCGTCCAGTCTGAGGAGGCAGAGGCTGTTGCCAGTAGCCATTCGGTTCTTTCGGTTGATGACAATGGGGACGTCTTGCGTTTGTCTACTCTCACGGTTGCGCTCTGCTTGACGCATTGCGTCGTGGAAGTTCAGACGCTCGACACGCTTGGCTTCGATGAAGAGGCCAGGGACACCGAGCAGGTCAGCACCGCCAGACAGGATTCCGATTGCGCCGCCGCCTGAGAGAGGGGCTCTTGAGGAATCAAGGCCAGTGTGGGTGTTGATGTAGGACGCAAGTTCACGCTCGTAGTTGTCGCCCTTTTGTTTTTGTGGGTTAGCCATTCTGTCTTCCATAAAAAGTTGTTTGGGTTGTCGTCTCTTGAAATAAATACCAACAGTAATTGTCTAAGCCTTTTATCTTATTGGGTTGCCAGTAAAGTCTGCCAATAGACCAGACGGATTTGCACCGCTTCATGTGTACAGACATTCGCTTGTTGTGCATCATGTCAGATGGGAGCATAAGAAGAGTGGGGAGTATTGTTGGGAGATGGAAAAGAATAGGCTCAAGGACACGCCAAGTATATGGGGGGTTGGTTATGAGTAATGTTGCATTTAGTATGTCTCTTCTGTCCAGACGACTAGCGTCTTTCTCTAAGTCAGATGATCCTACACATTCAGCATACTCGCTAAGTATGTTTATAAGGCTACCATCTCCACAACAGGGTTCATAATATTTCTTCCCTTTGATAAAATCAGCAATACAAATTGCTGATTGAGGGTCGATTGTAGGGTAAAAGTCTCTTTCTTTTCTCTTGAAAAGGGAGTTCTTCTTAGCCATCGTCGTCAAAGCCTCTCTTCTTTCGGCATGAACGACAATAGAACCACATCTTAGGGCGTGGTGTTTCATCAAGACAATCGAGACATGGTCTTGACCACATCAATGTGTCTGTATCACGCTTGAGTTGGTACTTGGCTCCGTCAAATTCTTGTAGACCTACACGAACAAGGATGCGCTTGAGTGTGTCAACACACACGCCAATGCGTTCAGCCATGTATGCGTAGGTTGTTTGTTCATGGTTTTCTTTGAGCCAGTTTAGTTCCCTCTCGTCGAGTTGAATCGGTTTTGGCAATGACTGCTCCATCTTATGTGGCCTGTGCTATACATGTACTCTAATCCACGATTCTCGTCAATTCTAAAAGACGCTAAGATAGTATCTTTTTTTAAAAAGAGGGTTGACCTTTTTGTCTCTAGGGTGTAAGAACGCTGAGAGCGACTTTAGCCGAAGTGGTCACAGCCCTTGGGGGCTGTGAACAAAGAGGAGAAAGAGAGCGAACATGAGACGAGCTAGTCGAGGCGTTCTTAAAACCTACAGAACATACGGTCAGCAGAAAGAGATTGACCAAAACCGTACCAAATACCCAGACATAGCGAAGGTGATTGATGAAATACGTCAAGTGTTTCCAGGGGCAAAGGTAAAGAAGATTTACAAGAAGGGATATTTTCGAGTGAAGAGCAATGAGAATGCCAAAGAAAATAAATCCGATTGCTCGGACAATGCTTCAGTCACGAAGACCAAAGCAGGTCATACCCCCACGAAAAGGGGGTAAGTCCTACAAGCGGAAGCCTAAACTTCCAGCCAATCATTTATTACACGCAGAGGCTTTGACAAAGCACGACTGATCTCTTCTGGTTCTTTACCATCGAGAGCCATCTCTTTAGCTTTCTGTTTAGTGCTTGCAGATGAAACAATACAACGCTCATCTGTCTGATTGTTTGATGCTAAACCAATCCACTGAACCCTGTCATGGCTATCAGTCCACTCACGAACTTTACCATAACGAATTTCCATAACCATATACAGTTGGAAGTCTGGCAAAAGTTTCGTCGATAGCATAGGCCATACTGGTCTGTCATAACTGCCGTCAAATATTGCAGCATTTTGTTTTGCCGTCTCTTCATCCTGATAGACTTGTGTCACACGGATCTGAGTCTCTAAGACAGTCAACTGATTTGTAGACCCAGCTTCTCTGCCGACGCCTGTCTCACTTGGTTTGTTGGAGTGATGTACGAGTATAACTGCATAGCCAGAATTACGCAGACGTACTGCAAGCTGATTAACTTTAGCCCATTCGTCTGCACTATTTTCCATGAGCCCAGGATACGCTGTTCTGATTGTATCAACGACGACAACGTCTGGCTTCACATGGTCAACCCAACCCTGTAATTCTAAGAGCCCTTCTTTGGTGCGAAGGTTCATCTCATGGTTGTCTATAAAAGGTGTCCAGATCTGCAAGCGATCTTGAGTGTCGCCGTGCATCTGTTTCATCTCAAGTAAACGTCTGGCTATTGTAGACATGCCCATCTCGAAGTCGAGATACAAAACCTTTGAAGGTTTTGTTATCTCAAAACAACCAAAGTATTTTCTTCCACTAGCCAGTGAAGCCATAGCATTCTGGACAAACAATGATTTACCATGCCCACTATATCCATACACTTGAGTAATGGACGCAGGGGATAGCCAAGGTTCTACAAGAAATTCTCTAGCGTCAGACTTATCTGCAAGGTCTTGTGCATCCGACATTTTGATAAGGCGACGATGCCTTCCATTGCCACTCTCTTCTGCCTTGGCCTCTTCAATCTTCTTACGATAGATGTACTCACCCTTCTCATCAAATCTATCTGGATGATTACGTCTTTCACTTTCCTCCATGCTCCTAACTGTCGCTTCAAACTCTGCTTCTTGAAGTTGCTCTTCAAAAAATTCGGTCATAAAAGCGTAGCCTCTCACTCGGAGATCTGCTCCAAATATCCCTTCAATAATTTGCTCAGAGATATACTTCATCACTCGTTCATTCCTACCATTGCCAACACCTGTAGGGATTTTCATAGTAGAAGGATATGTCTCTCGTACATATCGAGCCGTGCGATCCCATTCAGAAATAAACTCAATAGGATTCATGGCAACCACATCTGAAAGATCTAGGTCATTGAAACTAAATGTCTCGTCTCCACTCTCCTGTTTAAGAGAGGGTGTCCAATCTTGCCACACTGGAAAGTCGTCTGGCTCTAAACTGAATCCCTGTGGAATATCCCAACTATAGTTCTTGCTTGGGGGAACTAAAGCATAAGAGCCATCACCTCTGAAGTCTAAGCCATTAATGCGAGGCCAGTCTGCCCCTCTACTATTCACGCCAGCTTTAGGGCCACGCCTTATTCCATCCTTCGGGTGCTTAAAGTAGAGGTGATGACCTCTCTTTGTCTTTGCTCGAAAGTGTGACTTCATCCCACAATCAAAAGCGGCGTGAAGTGCTTCCTCATTGTCACAATCGACCACGACCACACCAGAAATTTCGCCTGTGATAAGTGCTATCGGATCATTGGGGAATTTATTCCACCAGTCTGTGACTTGATCTTCGGTAGGTAGCTTGCTTTGAAACTCCTTCCATTTAATCCTTGGTCTTTTTGTGTCTGGTCTACACGGAATGACAGACCATCCAAGGTCTAAAAGTTCAAGTGCTGCTCCCAAGTTCTTTGTCATAATTGCTCTCCTCAAAATATAAATCTAGTTTTAAATGAGGGTGAGCCGTCGTCATCTTTTCCAAAAAGGTACTTCTTATGTGGCCTTGCCGTATCCAACCATACGGTGCAGTTCTTTGAACGCCTGCAATCTTAGCTACTTTTGTTGCCCCACCCATGTCTTCTATTAGTTTCTTAATGTTCAACTTTTTCAAAATAATCTCCACTTTCCTGTTGACATCTGTTATCACTACTATACAACTAAGGGGTTAACAAGCGTTAAATAGAACCAACGCAAAAGAAAGTAGGAAAAATGAAATTTAGACCAAGTAAGACATCTGACCTCCAGTCGGATGGCCCAACCAAAACACTGCTATACGCACATCATGGTTGGGGCAAAACATTTCAATGTAGGTTTTATCAAAAGAAATTTGGGAAAGGCTTAATCATAAGTGGTGAAGCTGGACTTAAATCTATTGAAGACACTGACATTGAGTACATCCCTTTCCTTTCATGGGATGGTGAGAGCAATGAAGAAAAGGGTACATACTCTTTCATGCAAATCTTTAAATGGCTAACGCATCCAGATTTTTTGAAGGCTCAAGGCTACAAATGGATAGCCATTGATAGTTTAACAGAGATGTCAGACCGACTTCTTGAAAGCCTCGAAACAAAATTCGATGGTGAAAAGAATGGCTTTAAGATTTGGGGTGAGTATGCCACGCAGATGATCGGCGTCCTTAAAAAGATTAGAGACTTGCCATGTCATGTCCTTGTAACCTGCCTTGCTAAAGAAGAAGCAGACGCTAATGGCGTGACCCAATACTGGCCTCATGTCAAAGGACAAGCAGTATCGAAACAGATCCCTGCAATATTTGACCATGTTTTTTGTGGCGTGAGAACGACAGAAAAGACTGAAGGTGGTCACCCAAAAGTAAGAAGAATGTTTGCTACCGACGAAGTGAATGGGTGGCACGGTAAAAGCCGTGACCCACAACGAAGACTAAAAGCAATCGAAGAATGTGACGATGTCACAGAACTACTGGCAAAGATGGCAGAAACAAAAGAGCAGTTTGAAAAGAGGAAAGTAGCATGAGTTTTAATTTATTAGATTTAGATTTAACCGACGTAGATGCAGATACAGGCCCACCACAGAAGTACATTGAAGTGGGGGAACACGACGTTGTTGTCAGTGATGCCTCGATGAAGGATACCCAAAACGGAAAAGGCAAGTTTCTGGAAGTTGTATTCAGCGATGGTGATGGCAAGAGCATTCGAGAAAGATACAACATGGTAAACCAATCTGACCGTGCAGTGCAGATCGGAAAGAGCCAGTTGAAGGCTATGCTTGAAGCGTCTGACCACAAAGATCCTAACAAGCCAGGTGGCGTTGATGAGATAAAAGGCGTCAATGTTCGCATTAACGTGCGTCTTGGCAAGAAAAGAGAAGACGGATCTCAGTGGCCCGAAGTAAAGTCATACGAGAAGTCCAATGGTTTAGTTGAAGCAACACCAATAGACGACGAAATTCCATTTTAATTAGTTAGGCTGGAGGTTTTTAATGCCCCTACCAGCCACGACAAGCTGTGAGTGTCGGGTCATAACCCTACTGGTCTAGGGAAATAACCACAGCAGTAGGAGCTACATGACCTTTCTGTGGTGATCCTATCGTCCACCAGTACGAGAACTTGTATGTCTCCCCCTTGGCAGAGGGGGAGACTATTAAAGGGCAGACAATGAAAAAAATAAGAACCGCCGAAGATATTATAGAAGCCATTGACGTTGGCTACAGGAAAAAGAAACCGCAAGAAGCCAGAGAATATATAGGTGCGTCGAATGTTGGTGCGCCTTGCGATGCCACGCTTGCTTTCTCCCTTCGAGGCTTTCCCGAACCGCAGATAGTACCAAGAACGCAGAGGATTTTTGCACTCGGACATCTCCTTGAAGACATAGTTGTTAAGGATTTGAAAGAGAACGCAGACGTGAGAGTGTGGGAAGTAGACGGAATGACAGGCCAGCAGTATGCCTACGATTTATATGGCGGTCATGTGTCTTGTCACATGGATGGGCATATTGAGACAGACGACCAGATCGTCCGTGTGCTTGAAATCAAATCCATGAATGATGCAAGTCACAAAAAGTTTTTAAAGAATGGGGTGAAAGATGCACACCCTAAATACTATAGCCAGTTACAAATGATGATGGGCATGAGTGGATTTAAGGAATCTATCTTTATAGCTATCAATAAAAATACGTCAGAATATGGTGCGGAGATCGTTGAGTATGACGACATACACTATGCTTTTCTGATAAGTAAAGTAGAGAGGGTCATGTCTGGAGAGGCCACAAAGATAAGTGACAGTCCAGACAACTTCAACTGTAGGTTTTGTTTTAAGAAAGCTGTATGCTGGGAAGGAATGGAAGTTCCTGTCAGGTGTGCAACTTGTAAGTTTGCTTTCCCTCGTGAAGACGGAGGATGGCACTGTGACATTCACGACAGAGAAGCGTTAAGTCCCTGCGAAGATTATAAAGTTTATAAGCCGAGAGAGAAGGGGCAAACATGAAGAAAAGAGATACAGTTTTACAAGAGGCCAAGGAGTTAATTAACGGTGACAGAGCCGAAGATTATGGTGATGCTTATGTAAACCATAAACGAATTGCAGACATGTGGTCTGTTATTCTTGAGAGAGAAATTACTGTAAAGCATGTCGTGCTTTGTATGGTGGCGATGAAAACTGCACGGCTTATCCACGCAGACAAGGATGATTCCTGGGTAGACATCTGTGGATATGGCGCTATCGGCGGTGAGTTTTCTGAGAGGGCTTCAGTTGAAGGGATACGGCACGTACCTCTCTCTGAGGTAGCTGAGTAGAATAGGAGTATTTGTCCAAACAAAACTAAATCCCTCTTGAGTTGTGACATAGGCAAGGAAGATTATTAAGATAAGCAACGCATCTCTTACCGATATGTCCAACCATTAAATCTCCTGACTTGATTCTGTGTTAGGGATGATTTGACAAAACGGTTTAGCTTGAAAGACATGTGGGTAAGTGATTGCAGTATTTGCACTTTCTATAGCTTTTTCAAAACACTTTTCTTTACTAGTGTGAAAATCATTTCCAGTGATAACAATACAGGACTGAGCATGCATGTTACCACAAACGATGAGTATAGCTAACCACATCAGGACAACTGAAAATGTGGGCCGTCAAGGAAGCACCTACGTTTAGGTGTGCCGTTTCGCCGTGCATCTATATATGAGTTCATGGCTTCTTCCATTGTGCCTTCCCACTCGGCTATATTTTTTATTGTCCACGCTGCTCCCCAAGTCACCGATACACCGTGCTGGATGCAGGCTTTCTTCATTGCGTCTGCGATGTCGTCATAGACATTTAATTCCCAAGACGCTCTTGACCCGCCGTTTCCGTCAGACACATATGCCATGAGATCAACAGCATGACTGTATCCGTCTGAGGCTTGAGGCAAGTGAAAACTGTTCATCGTTTGGCTGGCTCCAGACTTCACGAGAGCTAACTGCTCTTTTTTATTTCTCATCCCACAAATCACACCGAAGTCCACGACTTCAGTTAAGGTAATTGCAGATTTTACAACCTTCACTAGATCAGGATGAACGCCCTCTAGTTTACTCAAGCTTCTTTTTGATAGTTTAAATCCCATTTTATTTTCCCCTGTTAGTTATAAACTCCTCGATCAGGCCAATGAAACTCATCAGCCCAAGGAATAGAACCGCCAGTAAGACGTACCCATCCCTCATTTAGTTAGCTTCTTTACCTTCTCAAAAGTTCTGAGCCCGCCCAGACCGAGAAGCCCACCCAAGACAGTGAGCAGCGAACTCATATCGAAAGTCGGGAGATCAGGTATAGGGTAGCCAGACGCAGACAGTGCGAAGACAAGGAACGGTTGGAGTACAAAGTGCCACATAAAAGCAACCGCACATGTCATTCCAATTAAGGGGCGCCAAGATCTTTGCAGCCAGTTGCCAGACGCCTCGATCTTATTTAACTCTATTTGCTGGAGGGCAACTTCATTCGCATGCTTGGTTGCCATCGTTGCTATTTCTTGGGACAGCCTTCTTTTTAAATCAACATCAGGGATAACTTTGTCTAAGATCGTAGAGACAGGTTGTATAAGGTTTGCTAATAAACTCATTTTCCCTCCTTGTTTTCTTTCACTTTTTCAATGGTTGTCCCAGCGATGTAAGAGCCGATTATGCCTAACTGCGCTATGATGAAAGTCGTACTGACAGACACGAGATGATCGAGTCTGGACTCTGGAACAAACTCAGGGAATGTTAGTATCGCAACAAACACCACAGTAGATATAGATTGGAAATATATTAAAATCCGAATAGAATCAGATTTTTTGTCCATATTTTCGATTTGAATACGCTTCTCTTCTCTTGCCAGTTCAGCGTCAAGCTCGGCATCTGTTAGCACATGGTCGCCGTTGGTATCCGCTTTGTGAAAGCGAGAGTTGGGATCAAGTTTCTTGTCCATTAATTCCAACTACCTTCCCATCCTTTACCCCATCCAGAAGAACCACCACCGCTGGCCTCACCGCCAATCATGTTTACTATTCCTTCTCTGGCTCTCTTGATCCCACCAACAACTGGGATACGGGTAGCCACTTCTCTCAGTGCCGTTCTTTCTTTGGAGTTGCTGTCTGTCGTTCCGAAGATCGCATCTTGCGTACCGCCAAGGACACTCAATCCACCTGTAACAAGACCAACACTTGGGCCTCCGAGTGTCTGTAGAAAGCGTGTCTGTCCGTATGATCCGTTGTCTGCCTGCGTAACGGCTGAGTGCAAGATGTCGCCAAGAAGACCAACGCCACCCATCTGAAGCATACCTTCCATGTACCAGCCCCAGAAATCTACCTCATTCCCATGAATCTTTTCGTCGTATCCTAAAGTTTTCATAGCGTTTCTAATTCTTAGTGCTGGCGATTGTTCGTCTTCGCCACCTCTCATCTGGACAATATCTTTCGCCGCTAATGCACCCATACCAAAAGCTGGGCCAAGTGAGGCGAAGTAAAGAAGGGGCTTGATATTAGATTCGCTTGCGTCTCCTTTAAGAAGCTTTGAAAGATTAGCTTCTCTAATTACATGGCCTGCTAGACGTGTCATCATTAGAGGGAATGACTTTAACTGGAAAGCCAAAGCACCGAGGGGCGTCTGTGCGAACATTGGAGTGTCGTTAGCATTAGGCTGAAAGATACTCTCATCTGCAAACCTAATCATGGCTTTTCTTAAATTTTCGTCTTTCGACATTAAGCTCGTATCACTCAAAGAAATTTTAGACTTAGTTCCCCCTTCGAGATATTCCTGAAGGCCAAAGTTTTTCATATATCTGTAAGCAATTTTATAGTCTCGTGGCTGTTCACTCACTGGCTTGCCAGGGATGTATGACCTCAATGCTTTCCTTTGGTGGGTTATAAATGTCTGATGCCCTAATGCCCCAGCCACCTGTCTGTTCATGTCTGTCCAAGGCGTTAGCATAGTAGCGTTGAAGAAAGCGTTTGATAATTTACTATCGGCTGCACCATACATGTTGAGCATACGCTCATGCGTGATGTTCTCCATTGCAATCCCAACTTCCTTTAAGGCTCGTCTGTAGTCAGGATCTGTTGCCAGTTGATAGACAGACTTTGTCCAGTCAGTGAAAGATCCAGACCTTATGATTGGGAGGACTAAGTCACCGAGGGAAGTCAGGGTTGTAAAACCGAGGAGGGTTACGTTGTTAAATGTTCTTAATGCTCTTGATGCTCTTAGGCCAGCCTTACCTCCAAAGTCATTGAGGCTATCCTTTCGAGCCACTCGCATAGAGTTTTCAATAAATCTTGCATCATCAGTCTCCATTCTAGTTCGGATACCTTTATGATCCTCCAAGGCTCCGACGATAGCTTCGATCCTTGCACGATAGGTGGGGTTGATATCCCCAACAGAGATTGATTCCAATTTTTGTCTGACAGCAGGGCTTCCGTGTGTTTGAGCGATCTCAACAAGTTCGTCTGCAAACCTTACCGCACCAGCTTCATCATTATGGAAAGGCATGACTGTCTCTGATCTCAAGACACCTTCCTCAACTCCATCAGATGTTACTGACCTAAAATCTTTTTGATATACTTTATTAGTAGAAAGGAGTTTGGCTATGCCTCTTGATCCGTTCTCGGTCACGTAAAGGTAGTCATCTACCCCGTGAGAATTGAGGCCAAACTTTTCTGCGTGAAGAGTACGTCTTGTTGATCCCTCAAAGTATTTAACCAGCATAAATTCTAAATCGTCTTCGAGAAACTTCTCCATTTCTTTCATCGCTGCTGGATATTTTTCCAACTCAATGACCCTATTAAAGTCTAGGCTTTCAGCTCGTGGATTTTTTGTACTACCCTTGATAGGAGACTTAGGGCTTTCAGGAACCTGAACCCCGTCAACGCTTTCTCGTGTCAAACTTTGGTAGACCTTCTCTGCAAAGGCGTCAGCGTCTGCTGATTGGAATGTATTACCTAAAGATGTCTGCTCTTGCCCATAGTAGCTTCTCATGCCAGCAAGGAAGCCTTCTCTGTTTTTCTGTATCCTGTCCTTGTTCCATATTTGGGGGACATAATTGCGTCTGTACCCAACGAACATGCCAGCTTCTAACATTCGTTGGCGTTCTTTATTAAACTCGTCTTTAATTTTTTCAGCCACTGACTTCTCGGATGGGGTCAATCTATTCCATTGACGGCTTCCGTCACCGTGTCTTAGGGCTGAAACAATATTACTGTAGGCTTGTGGTTGCTTCTGTCCAATACTGGCTGAAGCACTTCTCGCCCAAGCTCTGACCTTTCCGTGTGCGCCTGGTAAGCCCCTTAATAAATTATGGATGGGCATGTACTTAGAAGCAAATGTCTGGTGCTGATTGGGGAAGTGATCCTTGTACCAGCTACCAAGCCAGTTCATACCCATTCGTTCCATCCTGTCTGATTGACTTGTAAGCCAAGCCATTGGCCCTTGCTTTCTGACTGCCTGCTCTTGAATAGGGGTAAAGTCTCTGCTCCTAAGAATACTAGACATGGCATCCACCATTGGTGCAGACACGCCTTCGTCCTCTATGGCTTCGAGCATTTGAATTGTATTGGACGTGTCGAGCTTGCTTGTTTCGCCGTCTGCCATTGCTTTCACAACAGACCCATTGAACCCTTGCCCAGTTTTCCCGAAGTCCCTGTAATACAGACGGGCGTCTTCAGCATCAAAGAACTCAGCATTAACGTGCTTCACACCTTCTGGATTGAAGACGACAAAAGCATCATATTCCATAAGCTCACCACGTATGGCGTCTTCTGGTGTTGTGTCTGTTGGTGTCATTCTATTTTGATGAGGGACTTTCATACTGTCAAAGCCAGCATCTTCAATAGCTTGATTTAGAATTGCTTGGGCATTGTCAACGGCTTCTGCACCAAATCCATCCATTCCATTATTTACGTAGCTATAAAGTTTTTCATAAACTTCTATTCCTCTGAGTCCAGTCTCAGGCCACCAATCTAGCATCACCTCATCAGCAAATGCTTTGTCACCCCCTTCAAAATTATTTGTGATTTTATAGACTGATCTAAGAATCGACTGAATTTGTGGGTCATTGAGCTTGTGAGTTACCCCTTTACCCAAGTCAAAAGTATTTAACATTCGAGTTACGAGTGGCAAGACAGTTGGCTCAAAGTTAACCCCCTGTTGGTCAAACTCAGCCATCACTGCATCTTCTTTTTCAAGCATAGCAGTCAGTGTGTTTCTTAAATCTGATTCATGCTCTTGCTTCGTCTTTAGCTCTCTGTTGAGGGAAGAGATACTAGCTTCATCAAGCTCACCACCCATAGCATTTTGAAAGTGCATAACCTCATCATTGTGCATCTCAACATCGTCTGCTGCTTCTGCCAGTTTTCGTCTTGCCAGTGAAATCTCTACCCGAAGATCGTGCAAATCCATAGCTTCATAGACAAGAGACTCTGCCTTTTCCTCCCCAAGATCGGGGGCTTTATCCCTAATCAGTCTTTCAATCGCTCCCATCGTCGGACGATTACCATAGATCATTTCTACAGCACGGGAGTTTGGTGATATGTAAATTCCAGGGCCAGCAAGACCACCACCTTGTTCCATCACAACTTGACTATTTTTAAAGGCTCCGCCATTTGGCGTGGCGTGGTAGTAAACGATAGGTGTTCCGTCTTCTCTAACAGAAAACTTACCTCCTCCGTTATATTTATGGACAGCAGCTTTCTTACTGGGTTTGCTCTGTCTTAGAACATCACTAGCATACGCATTAACGTATGCTGGTGATATAGCAGGCTCTTTAACGCTTGTTCTCACAAGAGGAGATTTACCAGTTTCTTCAAGCATATCTCCGTAGATTGTTAATCGTCTGAACTGTTGCTTAATATCTTTACGTCCGATCAATCCATTGACAACATAAGACACAAGCTCAACGATCCTATCGAAGGCTCTTTCAAAAGAATTTTTAAGACGTAAGTTGTCTAAGTTTCCACCAGACATAGCCTTTAAAACGTCACCACGCATGGTTCTTTCCCCAAGGTAGTTAGCTAGGTTTTCAGCAAACCACTCCTCGGCAAGCAGTTGCTCTTGCTGTGCTTCTGGGGCGTCATATTTATTAGCATAATCTTTCTGTACTCTGGCTTTAATTGCATCATCAGACGCTTTATATAGCTCAATGACGGCATCCATTTCTTCTTTCGGGAGCATGCCAGCCCTGACGATTGTGTGACCAATCTCGTGGATTGCATCGAAGGGATTGGAGTTTCCTTTTGTTAAACCAATAGACATCCTTCTAAAGTTCTTTCGGAGTTTATTAAAAGTCTCTCCACGAAAATCTACAGATACATTCTTATGCCCAGCAGGGTCATCTCCAGCAAGACGTGCTATGTCTGATGCGTCCATGACATTCGTTTCACCGAGGGTGTTCTGAACATTCTTCCCCATCAAGTTCATCATCCTGTAAAGCATAGTTCGTTGAGTGAACTGTACTTCAGGGTCACGATGGCTCATGTAAGACAGGATAGTCTTAGCACCGATTGGGGCTGATGGAGGAATACCGTCCTCTGTTGCCACACCTACGCCATGATTGAGTTCTGTTTTTATTCTTTGTCTTAGGTAAACTGGTGGCTTCTTGTCGCCTGCTTTATATCTATCAACAAGACCACGCCTTTGAACTTCCCACTCAATAGCAGAAAAGGGATACTCTTTTCCACCATGCACAAATCTTCCTGTTCTTATCCCGTCTTTCCAGAGCTTTAAAATCTCAGGCTTTTGTAAATTAAAAAGTTTTGAGCTTTCGGTAGATTTTCCAAAGTCAGACAATTTAGTCTTTAGAGGCTCTGGCTCTGCCTTCTTCTTTGACATCATTAGCCAAGCAATCTGATCGCCCAATGGTGTGTCTTTGGTTTTCTTGAATAGTTCTAAAAGCTCTTTGTAAGACTTGCTTCCATAACTGACGCGAGTAGCTTCAGTGACGTAGTCCATTCTCTTATAGGGATCGTAATAAGACTTTCTCTTTTTCTGTGTTACCTTGACAACTTTTTCTGCTTCGTTTGCAGCGTTTGCATCCTCATTTTTCTTTAGGTTTAATCTCCTCTTAATTGCTGGGTCAGGTTTTCCTATAACTTCGCCAGTTTTGAGGTTGATTGATGTGTTTGATAAATGCTTGCCCTCAAATTCTACATAGGCTGTATCTGTATATTCATCCATTAAGCGAATGAGTTCAGAAAGGGTTGTAAATTCTGTCTTTGTTCCTCCGTATGGTCGTGCATTAGCACCACCTTTGAGATTGACTGCATGACCATGTTCAAACAATTCTTCAATTAAGTGTGCTTGAGCTTCAATACTTTCTGGTCTTCGTCCAGCAGATAGACCTTCTTGCACCAAGGTTGACGTTTCTTCTGCCGTTAATTTCAATTCATCTGGGAGTGCTGCTCCAGATAAAATGTAGTTCAAGTCTGCGAAACGCCCACGCCCCATCTTATCTAAAGGTCTTAGCCACTTTAGTGTCTTAGCTATGGCTGTTGACTTGCCCCCAATATCACGGCCTGCAAAGGCTTGCCCAAGTAAGTCTCTAAAATTTGTAGCTGCAATAAGCACACTATCTGGGTTCCCAACGTCTTGTGGGTCAGCAGAATTATTTTTTCTTATCGCAGCAACCATATCTTCTTTTGCCATTGTTAATTTGGCCTTAAACCCTTTGGCTACTTCACCTCCTTTGGTCTGTGGCTTGTCAGATATATTGCCCAGCTTCTTCATCTGCCTGATTTCTTCAGGAAGTATTTTAGAGAAGAGAGGTTCTAGGTTTGGATTGATTTCTTTCTTGGAGAAGTACCTGTCGATTGAGCCTTTTAAAACTTCAGAAACCTTTGCTCCCATCTTCTTGCCGTTTGGAAGATCCTTCGCAAAAATGCCAGCAGTTCGGTTATCCATTATCCAACTGGCAAACTGATCCCCAAAAACTTGGCGAGGCAAGATGCTTCCTTCTGCACCATACTCTTCGCTTAGTTTTTTAGTTCTGGTTTTCCCAGCACCACGCTTGACAGAAATGTCTTGGACGATTGAGTTCCAGAAAACCATGCGGTCTTCTGGTGTCAGGATGTTGTCGTAAGCCCATTGAGATATAGAATGAAAGAAATCCCTGTCTGGCTTTGCTCCAGTAACGGCTATAATTTTACCTTTGTCGTATGACCAAGTACCGCCTCCTCGTGATCCTTCATTAGAGCCACGAAAAATATTTGGAGCTTTGTTTTGATCGCCTCCCATATAAGAAAGCATATTTTTAACAGCGACCACTAGTTCAGGGTCTGTGTCGGACATAATGCCCTCTATCCGTTGAGTGGCTTCTTCCCTCACGGCGTTCTTTCTTACAACGCCACCAGGCATTTTGTCCCTTTGTATAGAGTAAAGCTGTTCGAGGTCACTTATTAGGATAGCGTAGTCAGTCTCTGTCTGTGCTAATGAGAAACCTTTTCGCTCGATCTCATCTATTCTAGCTTGAACGTCTGCCAGTGTGGAGGTTTCATTCATTCCTCCACGCTTAAAGGCCAGTGCTTGTTGAGGATTGAGTTCGCCTTCTGTTACAGGAGATTCGGCTAGGTTCTCAATAGGGGTAGCCATGCCGTTGCCTGTTTCATCTCCCTCAAATCGCAAGACGCCTTTTCCGTCTGTGGCATCGAGGGGAGTGGTCGCCTTTTCCCACAATTCAGGGAGGATGCTTTGCTTTCTGCTAGTCACTAACTCTTGGTCAATGTAGCGAACTTCCCAATCTTCTGGCTTTTGGTTCCCAAGCATTTCCTTCAAGCCTTCTCCACGAGCTTCTTGCTGGGTGTTCATAATTCTTATAGGGGCTGCGCCAGTTCCGTCTTTCTTTTTAATGATAAGTATTCTGTTGCCTTTTCGGAGGGGCTGATCGTCAAGGACTTTTGATTTGCCAGTTCTTCTTATGTCTTTCTGGTGGTAAACAAGGTCGGCAGTGTACTCACTGTCGAATATCTTTCCGTTTCTTGCATCAGCATATAAGACTGAACCTTTTTCAAATGTAGTCTTTGCATTAAGGCGACCATCTGGGGACATAGAATAAACATTGTTTGTTGTCTTTAAACTAACAAAAGGAACAGCAACGCTTTCACTTTCTATCTGGGCTATTTTGTTTTCTAAGGTTCTTTTTTTATCTAAATTTCTAACTTTATCTAATTGCTTCCTAAGTTGCTCTACGTTATCTCCCTTACTCTTCAATCTTTTCATGGATTCAGCATGGGCAGAGCCGTAATCCAACATGCGATTGTCTGCAAAAGTTTGCTCTGATTTATCTAAGCCTACTCGATCTGATCTCCACTTTAGGAATGACTGTATTCTTCCGCTTTCTGTTCTGCCAGCAGTGGTAAGGATGGATGCTCGATCAATCGCTGCCTGTACATTTCTGGGGCTTTTAACTCCTCGGCCTGCTCTCTTGGCTAAGACCATCTTCTTAGCGTTTAAGAGCAGCTCTTCTCCATCAGCGAAATTTTTAAACGATTCTGGCCCAAGGTTAGCCTGCCAGTCAAATTCTTTTTGCCTTAGTTCGTTGACAATACGTTGCATCTCAACTTCTTCTTTATCGCTAAGACGTATCTTTCTTATAATCTCATCGTCTGCTGCTTTTTGAGCTTCGCCCCCAGAAATTAATTCATCGTAGTCCTTTTCAATGTCTGCTTGATTTTTAGAAGGCTCGTTCCTCTTCATCTGGTCAATCATCACCTGACGCATTTCGTCAGGGTCTGTGATTCTCTGATTGGCAGACGCCAAGTTGGAAGCTACTTGACCAAATGGCATCTCTTCTTTTGGCATCGCCCCTTCTGGAGTTTTGATTGGAGCAGTTTCTTTTAGTATCGCCCTAACTGCTTTTGGTGCGCCTGCTTTAATAACGCCAGCGTTGGTGGTTGGTATTTTCCCATTGGCAATATTCTCTTTTAGAAAGTCAGTTGCCTGCTCTGGCGTAAGGCCAGCTTCTGCAAGCTGATTATCTACACTTGCCTTTCCAGCACCGCCTCCTTTCTTGCCCCAATTAGGTTCTGGTGTTTCTGACAGTTCTTGCTCTGGGGTAGATGTAGTTTCAGCAACTTCTATGGTGACGGGAGGTTCGCCTTCTTGGGAGGAAATGGTGGGTTCACCTCCCGTCGCCTGTCCAGCCTCGGCGTTGGGTGGGGAGGCTGTACCTTTTTCTGTTGTTGCTTTGGCTGTTTCAGCCTTTGCTTGGAGTTCTACTTCCTTCTCTTTATTTGCATCGACCCTCGCTTTAGCGGTGTCGATTATGCTTTTCATTGTGACTCTGTCGCCTTTTTTTAAAGCCACTCTTGCTTTAGCAACATCAGCATCCAGCAACGCTTGCATTGCTCTGCCTTTTTTCTGATTAGGTATACTATTATCTTTAAGAAATACTTTTATTTGGGCTTGCTCTTCTTTCAGCCTGTCAACTATATCAATATTGACTTCTGCTTCTGCTACCTGTGCTTCGACTTCAGACCTTGTTGCATCTCCTTTTTTAATCCCCTGTGCTTCAAATTCTTCTTGTGCAAGCCTTGCTTGTTCAAGTTGATCTTGAAAGACTTGATTACCTGCCTCAAGCTCTTCTATTATTTTTTCAGTCGATGTCTTTGGTGCAGGTTCTTCAGCGACCTCAGTTATTTCGTCTGCGCCTTTTGCAACAAAACCTTCAGGAACCATTGGGCCAATCGTCTTAGTTTCCTTCATTGCCTCTGTTGCTTGCTTATTTGTAAGACGGGCAATGTCTTCAGGGTCATTCATCATTCTAGGGTTTAGAAGTTCTTGAGCTTCAAACTCTCCTTGCCTCATTCCAGCAATAGAAGAAGGAATACCGATTGCACCACCGACGCCACCGCCTAAGACAGTTCCGAAACCAGTTGCTGTTGCAAACTGCCCCCAGCTAAACTCGTCTTGAAGGCCAATGTCTTGCCTGTATGATTGTTCACTGACGTTTATGAGAGCTTCTTGACCACCAGATATCGCACCTTCGGTAGCGGCGGCAGTTCCTACGCCTTTGAGTGTGGACTTGATTGGAGTTGGCTTTCCTAATGCTGTAGCTGCCCTCATAGATCCACGAGCAGCAGCTTTACCTGCAAGGCCACCTATTACGTTGATTGGGTCTAGCAAGACAGACTCAGCGATGTCCCCTAAAGCACCAACGCCACGACCACCTTCCTGATAAAAGTGGGGGAGGTTGTCCCAGACATTAGTAAGTCGAGCGTTCCTTGCTTTATCTTCGTCTGTGTCACCGCCTCCGTCTACAAGTCTTGATACGGCTCCAAAAGTATTTAACTGAGCCCAGTTTTCATCTGAATAAAACTTTTCAATGAGATCATCGTCTGAGTAAATGCCATTAGGATCATACCTGTCTTGCAAGTCTTTTAAGAATTGTGGATTTCTAAGTATAGTGCTTCTATCTACATTAGAAGCGTATCCGAGGTCGATGTTTCCAGATGAAGTTTGATCTATGGGATCAGTTACATCCCATGTCGTGTCTTTAAATGATGACATATAGGTACTCCAGTTTCCTAATTATGGAACTAGAATACTTTAACAGTATAAATGGGTCGTCCTTACTGTTGGGCTATAAGGGCATCTTCAATTTGTTTGTACCTGCTTTCACCCCAAATTCTTTTGGCTATTTCTTTGGCTTTTGGATTTGTTAAAAGCCATTCAATAGGCGTGTCTACAAAGTCCTGATAATTAAATTCTACACCTTCAAGGTTTGCATTTAAGCCAAGCTTTCGCCAAATATCTCTAGGCTCATCATGGGTAAAGAAATCCTCTATCCCTTTCTGTATCAAGGCTTGGCCCGAATTTAAACCGCCCCAAGTTCTGCCTGTTACAATATTCCAATCCATAGCATCTACTTTAATGCCTTCATATATCGGCTTATTTTTGTTAAACGCTGTGTTTGCTTTTAATTTACCTATATCCTGTTCGTTCAGTGTCCTATCGTCTTCAAGAGTTCTTTTATTGCCGTCTGTAGAGGAGACTTGTATGTCGTCGGCTTGCTGTTTCAAATCCTCCACCATTCGGTCAATGTCTTCCAAACTAAAACCTTCAGCGCTGTTAAACAAATTATCTATAACGCCTTTATCATATTGCTTGCCATCTATGTCTCTCCAAGCCCTTCGATCATCAAAGTTTCTTTGTATGGTTTTATTCAAACTTTTAGTCCAGTTTCCATATTGGGACTTTAAGCCATTCAACACACGAATAGCTGATTCATACTCAGCCTTATCCTGAGAGCCACTAAGATCATCAACTATTTTTCTAGCTTCCTTTATAATGCTTGTCTGGTTATTATTGATGTGAGTTTCAAGATCTTTTCTATAGTCTGTAAAAGTTGTTCTTGATAAAGGTCTAAGACTTGCAGTTTCATTAGCTTGCTCTATCGCTGAAGATAATGGGGTAGCGCCGCTATTTGTAAGATATGTGTCTAAAGAATCTTGCAAGGCTTGCACGTCCTTGCCAACATCTGCGTTCTCTTGACTTTGTGCGAAAGTAAGAATTAGGTTCTTGGTTCTGCTATCCATAAACCATTTATTTCCCAAATTTTTCACAATGGTAGGCATGCTTGATATTTTGTTAGCCAGAGAGCCACCTTCGCCACCTTTAAATAATTCATTTGCTGCGGTCTGATTGTCTTCCCTCATTTGATTTACATTCGCAGAAAGTTGCTTTTGCAAGTCCTGTTTACGTTGCCATTCAGTGTCGTCTAAGGTGGATTGATTTACGGCTACCATTGTGCCAATTTGATTATCCAAAAACTTATCTAGTTCTGCTTTACCAATAGTGTTGTTCCAGCCTTCACCAGCAACTGTTTGACCAAACATTTTCAGAATTTTTTCTTTTGCTGCTTCTTTCCCTTGAGATCGTATTGTGTCTGTAATTGTATCTCTTATATCTTTGGCATATAATATCTGAGATAATGTAGCGAGGTCACTAGCTTTCTCTTCGTCAACCCTTTGGTCTGCTCGCTCTTTACCTGCATTATAAATTTGAGTTAACCAATCGCCTTCTTCTAATTTTTCTTTGTAAGGACTATTTTTCATCTGGCTTTTGATTATTGCTTGAGCTTCTGCTGGTGTGTTGTACTGACCACTCGCATTTTTTGTATTGATTAAAGTATTAAATTTTTCAGAATATTTTTCTATTTGCTCATTAACTTTTTGAGTTACCTCTTGTTCTTTGGCTGTTTTAAGATTGCCATACACTTGTTCAGCAACGGCTTTAGGTAGATTGGTCACTGTCTGAAAAGCCTCAAGAGTTCCAAACTCTCCGACAGGAAGAGTTTCAAAATAATTCTTACCTAACCCTAAGTTTTGGTTGACCCGATTAGCAATCGCTTGATCTCTGGATTCTCCAGTCATCATGGCGTTGAAGTTAAGCCCTAAGTCTTTTAACTCTGGACGCATACTTAAAAAGTCTTCTGTTGCTTTGGTATAATCATAGCCAGGAAGACCCATTTGGTTTTTTGTCATAGGGAGGTCGATTAAAAAGTCTTCTATTTCAGGGGTTAAATCTTTTTCTAATGCTCGTCTTTTTTGATACTCTTCAAAGGCTCGTTTCTTTTGACGCTCCGCTTCCCTAGCTTGATTACTCGCTGCAATGCGATTGAGAACAGATTCGCCAGGTGCGCCGCCTGCAATGTAGTTGTTACCGCCAGAAAAACTATCAATGAAATTCTGGAAATCTGCAACGGTAGCCAGAGGATTGCTCGCTTTAAACTTAGCGAAAGCTTCAGCCATTTGTTGTCTTTGTCCACGTCTTAGTTCCTTTCTCTCATGCATTCCTCCAGATGCTGCACTAAAAATACTCATGCGTTCTTTCCTTTACTGTCTTTATTCAGTAGCCAGTCTTCAAAGGCTCCACCAAACTTAGTTCCAGAGTCCGTTGCTCTATTCCATGCATTATTCAAATTGGTTTGAGAGCTATTCAGCATGTTGGTTGCGTACCCTTGTGGGTTGCCCCAGTTGTATGGTTGATACTGATATTGACCTGTTCCTACAGTTCCAAAGACACCGCCAAACCCAGCCGCAGAACTGGCCCCAGGTTGACTTGAAAGCATGGAACCCAAATTGAGATAGTCATTATTGACTCCTGAAGTTAGGCCGTACTTGTCTTGGAAGGTATTAGCCGACAACGTAGGTGATCTATCATACGTGCCAGTAGGGAGTAGGCTTGCATACTGCATATAGGAACCTGCGGATGGAGCTGTTGGTAGGCTGGTCATTTGATTGATCCCAGAACCTAAGACGCCACCAGCTTGTTCGAGTTCGGCTGCTCTTGAAGCAATGATATTACTGGTGTCTGTATTGTAAATTCCCTGCTTGCCTCCAATGTAGCTCATTGCGTCATCGTATGCTTTAAATCTAGCCTTCTGGTATTCATCAGCAAGACGGCTCGCAACATCTCCTCTTGTCTGATTTGCTTGGGTGGATAAATCCATCCCTTTACTGATGAGTTCTCCTTCAGCAATCGAAGCAACTCTATCGGCTGCCCTGTCTACGTCTGACGTGTATTCATTTGTTCGCCTAAGAACTTCAGCATCTATGTCTGCCTGAGTAACTGGGTTCACATTTGGGATGTCTTGCAGCCCAGCATAGACACCCTCAAGGCCAGACTGCATTCCTTGAATGCGATCCATAATATTCTTTCTTTGCGCCAGCATATAGTTGCGTTCTTCCTGTGCAATATTTCTGGATCTTCCAAACTCCTCAAGCATGAACTCTCGTTCAATTTCTTTTTGAGCCTTGGCTGTTTCAAAACGCCTATAGTCTTCATCTCTTTCGCCTTGAGCAATGGCCTTTGCTTCTTCTAACTCCTTTAAGGCAAGTTCTCTTTCTTGCTGAGAAAGCTCTTGATTGTCTAAATACTTTTCAAGATTAAAAGCGTACTGCCTAGCTGCTTCTTTGTCTTGCTTGATAAGCCGTTCAATTTCAAATTGACGCTCTTCTAATAACTGCTTTTTATAATCGGCATACTGCTCTTCGTCCCACTGTCTTTCGTCCTTGGCTAGTGACAGATTTAATTCGTCTATTCCTTTCTTGAATTGCGAATCCTTAAGCATTTCCTCAAAGGTTTTATCGAAAGCCATCCGATTAAACCCGTAGGCTTGATCGAACTGGGAGGAGGCTTTGTTTTTAGATGTCATGCTCTCAAGAAGACCCAACGCTCCAAATGCTAGTGACCAACTCATGCTACACCTTAATTATGTTTTTATAGAAGGCAGAGTTTAGATTGCCAAACTCATCCTCTTCTTCTTCATCTTCGTTATACAATCCGTATCCAGTATTCAGGGTGCTTAGTGGATCAACCAGCTTGTAGTCTGAGAACTGGTAGTCGTTTAAGTCTGCGTTTGCAGCAGCCAGTCGTGACTCGACTGCTTTTTCGTCTGCCTCCACAAGACCCAATCGTCGAGCAAGTTCTGCCGTAATATCATCACGCTCATCATAGGCCCGTTTAGCTCCAAACTTTTCTATTTCTGCACCGATAGGATCAAAGATCCCTTTATACTTTTCGTAGTTGTCTCGACCATAATCACTAGCCAACAGATCTTCCAAGGCAGTTTGGGCTGATGTCTCAATGCCTTCCCTTTTTGTATCAAGCTCACCAAGCTTTGATGTGATATTGTCTTGGTAACTATCGAGGGTATTGTATAAATCTCCAACCCTACCGCCAGAGAAGTAACCTAAGTCATAGTCTACGTCGCCTAGAGCTTGCTTGATTTTATTAAACTCACTCTCCTCTTGTAATTCTAAGTTTGAAAAAGGGGAGTAAGCTTGCGTTAAAGCATCCTCAATGCTGTCAATCTCTTTCTTTCTGTTTGCTGTAAGCTCATCAAGAGAGGATTGTGCTGAACTAAAAATGTCCGTTGAGGGTTTGAAATCGTAGTCGAGTACAGAGGAGAAGTCGCTATACTTTGCTTTACCTTCGTCTATAGACTTCTTTAGCTGATCCAAAACAGCCTGACTGTAGTATCCTGAAGAGCCTACATTTCCTTGCACGGCTTGTGCTAAAGATAATGCGTCAGCTTCAGCATCGCTTATTCTTCCTAGTTCGGTGGTCTTCGCACCAACAGCTTTATTGATAGCATCTTGTATGTCGTTGATGTCACCTGTGTAACCAGAGCTTGCAAAAATATCATCAAGCTGGTTATTACTTAGACCAGAAATGTTTCCAAGGTCTTCGATGTTGCCTTTGTAAGAATCAAGGGTGGATTGAGTTCCTTCCATGTCTCCGACAAGATCAAGACCTTGGGCAGTTGTCAGTAAATTACCAAGACCTAAATTATCAATTCCTCCCTTAAAGTCTGAGACGGCTGAATCATATTGACCTGTGAGCGCATTGATCTTACCCAGCGCACCAGACATGTCGTCTGCGAAAGAATCTTCTAGGTCAAACATACCCTGAGAGGCGAGGAGGTTCATTCTTGGATCAATCGTTTTGTCGTAATCACGATCCAACTGCAAAGACTCTAAGGTGTTTTTTAGTTTCTTAACATCGTCCATGTCCTGAATGGTGTAGTCATCAAAGCCCAACATTGCACTCTTCACAGCTTTTTCATATTCGTCTGCCTGACCTCTAGCTGTTACAACAGCATCAACATATGAGTTTTCAAGACCCTTGTAGTCGCCTCTGAGTAGTTTGTAGTTATCTAAAAGTGCCTGTATGTTTTCTTGATTGTCGTAACCACTGAGCCCTGACAGTGTACCAATCCCAGTATTTATCCCACCTATTGTAGACCCTAAATTCGGAGTGTTATACATGTCAGACTGACTAAGAGTGTCTGCGTATCCACCGTATAGATTATCAAGGTCAGATAAGTTATAATTGTTAGCAACGGGAGTAGTTGTCCCTGTTCCTGTATTGGCCCCTGTATTATAAACTACATCGTCATTACTATCCCTTGGCGTCCCGTCTGGTCGATAATCTCCCTTACCTGTGAAATTATTATAGGTTGTAGGTGTTATGTTACCATCTTCCTTGGCTTTTTCTACAGTCTGAAATTCATATCCACCTTCACCTTTGTCGTCTGCACCATACGTCCAAGTGTCTGCTCCAAAGAAATTCCCATTGTTATTGTTTGCGTTAGCAGGGTTATTTCCACCAAAGAAATCATTTACACCACTCTTAAAATCATCCCAAGAAGGGAGGCTAAAGTATTCCTTAATCCCATCATCGTCACTGTCCACGCCTGCGCCACCATGCGCTTTTAAAAGCTCTGCTTCTTCTGGCGTGATGTAAGCAAGTTCGTGAGGCTGACCTTCTATCGTCTTTGTCTGGGCAACGTCTTCTCCAGCAAGCCCGTAACTTCCGTCTTCCAGTTTATTAGCGTATTGCTCCCAGTGTCCTTCTGGGACAGAACTGTCTGCCGCCATAAAATTAAACCCAGGCAAATCACCCATCATTGTTGTAGGGTAGGATAGTTTTCCAAGAGCTTTTAGGTAAGCACCTACTTTGTTGATAGGAGATCCAGAAGTCACAATACCATCATCCATTGCACCTCCTAACCAATAGTGGTCTGGACTCAAGGCTGCATTATACAGTCGCTTCCCTATACCACTTCCCCATAAGGGAGAAGTAGCAGCTACTCCACCTGCCCCAATAAAGGAGGCAGGGTTGTCAATAGGCCACCTGACAATTTTATCAAATACTGGAGGCAGTCCTGTACTTGTAGGTTCTTGCTCACCTCGATTTATTTTTACTTCCTCTTTTATCATCAAAGGATCTCTTAAAGCATCAAAAAAAGCAGAGTTTTTCTTATCGTTTTCTGCTAACCACCTATCAAGATTTATCATTGCTTCATGTATACTATCCATACTAACCTCCTACTGGCTCATAATGTTGTAACTGAAGACCACCTCTAAGTTTGCACTGGAGTTGTTACTTGTTGTAATAAAGCCGACAGTTTTTGCAGTAGATGTACAATCTATCTCAATTAATGTGCTTAGAGTTGTATCCAAGCCAGAGGAGTTTGCCGTGTAGGTTGATGAACCTGACACGGCTGTCCCGTTAACTTGCGGCTGAATAACAACACTTCCACCAGTTGTGGAGACAGAAACTCCTGTTATCTGTATCTTTTGCTTCCAGATCTTTTTGAACGTGTATGTAGTATTGGTTGGGGATGATATCTTTAGGTACATACAGCCAGACGAAAGCACAGAAGGAAGCTGTGATGCAGGGAGAAGGCCAGAAGAATCTAGTGAGGCCACACCATTGGCTGCTCCCCGTTGAGAGGTTGCTATTACCGAGGTTAAGTCAACAGTGGCGTATTCAAGAGCAGTTCCTGAAGCATTTACCTTAATATACTTTGCAGCGTCAGACGTTGCAAAGGTAGGTAAGGTACTATCAGGTGATGTCTGCAACCATTGTGTTCCTGTGTAGAACTTTAGAATGTTTGGTGTCTGGCTAGTATCGAGCCAAAGATCTCCCGTGGCAGGGGCAGAAGGGGTAGAGCTTGCAGTGGTGAGCTTTGCCTTGGCTGCAAGATCAGTAGCGAGTGTTGCTACTTTTGCCTGTGGGATTTCACTATTGTCGATCTCTATTTTAGAGAAGTCGATTAGGCCAGTTCCTGTATTGACAAACTTGCTTTCCATCATCAGGCCAGTAACTGTAGTAGTCGCTGTGTTTTCTACGGTGATAATTGAAACAAGGTTTCCAGAAGCTACGGCTGAGTTAAAGTTAACTGTGTTACTTGCTGGGTTAGTGGTGTAGTCATTTGAGCCTCCATCTCTTTGCAAGATACCGTTTTTGTAGACTTGCAAGACGCTCTCGTCAGTATGGACAAATGGAAAAGCACTTTGGCTGGCTGTTGTTACCGTGTCTGTTCTAGTGTACCCAGTAACAGAAGAGGCTCTAACTTTATATATCGTTATTAAGGTGTTTACATTTACATAGGGGGCTGAGTTAAAAGTAACTGCGCCTGCTGAACCTGTGCCTGCTGTTGGAGACTTCGTGTAGTCATTGGAAGCACCCTCTCTTTTTAAGACACCATCAACATAGACTAAAAGATCGTCTGTTGCGTCGTGAGAGTAGTCATAAACTGTTGTGCCTGAAGTTGCGTTGACATCATATCGAGAATGAAGAATTGGCGCACCGATTGTTCCAGCCGTTATGCCAGACTCACCTCGGATGTCAGTGTTAGAAGCAATGGTAATCCATCCAGTTGTGGTGTCTGAGTAAGAGCCAACCCTGTACTGCAAGCCAAGGCTACTGTCTCTTCTTATTTCTATCGGGCCGTCCCAGACGCCAGACGTATTAAAGAGTTGATCGAGCAACTCTCCGACTGTCTTTTCTCCCAGCTCTGCTGCGTTTATATACCGAACAATATTCTCAAATTCAGTATTTATGTTCGAGCTTGAGCCGTAGTTCTGAGGATATTGTTGTCTAAGTCGTGCCATATTGTTCTCACTTTTTCACGTTGACTGCAAAACCTATAAGCCTAAGAAGACCTCCACCTCCTTCGGCTTTGAAGCTATATTGAGCAGCTTTATACCTGTAGCTCCATTTTCTTTCATATTGCTTGGATAATGCCACACCAGTAAAGTGGTTGTCGTCCGTTGTGTCATCCACTTCAAACACAAGCGATCCGATTTGGTTCCCATCCAAATCTTGGGCATCCATTGTAATTGTACCCTTACCTGCTGCTTGAATCACAACACTATACGTATCTTTAGTATCGGTCAGGGAACCATGCCAGAGTAGGGGAGTGGTGATGTTTAATTCTGGGACATGGCCTGTCGTGTCCTCTACCTGATTAACATTGAAAACCCCACCCGTTGTCCCGAAGACAAGCTGACCTCCTAAGAAAGCACCGCATCTAGCGTTAAGAAAATCTCCTGTATTAAACTTTGGTTGAGATTCTCCACCTTCAGGGTTGAGGGCGAGCGTTAATCTCTTGCAAAGCAAGTCACCAGCTTGAGGAAAGAAGACATGATATTGCGCCATGTCTTGGTCAAAGACTGCTGATATTTGTTGTGGGTTCGGGACGGACTTAAAGAGTTCTCGGTATAGGATGTCTACTTTGTCTGAGAGAGAATAAGAGTAAACAAGAATACCGTTTTCTTCTGATCTTTTAATTGAGTGAATGCCAGACCTTGAACAAAACATAAGGTCTGTGCCTGCATTGCATATTGTGTTGTGGCTTGCACACCCAATGTTTATAAATGTATCGTCATCTATAAGCCAGTTGTCTATTGATGGGTCGATCTTGTAGATGATCGCTCTATCGCCTGTGAAGACGCAAAGCCTGTTTTGCTCGAAAGCGCCTAGCCCTGTAATCTGGTCAGCAGTTCCGAGTAGGTTTGCAATATCAACAAACCCAGCACGTAAGACATTTGTGCTGTTCTTGTCTTCGTCGTCTGGGAAGATCTCTTCATTGTCTACACGGCTAAAATGAACTTGAGTTTCTTTACCAGGAATACCTGCAACAACCATGCGTCTTTGAATGGAGTTAATAAATGCAGGGGTAAGCTTGTTTAAATCTGCCGATTGGTTTCTAGTAAAGCTTGTTCCATCATACTTATAAGCTGCTCGTCCTCGGCAAGCAAAATGTACGCTTTGATTAAAAACTGTTGATGAAACGATGGATGAAATAGGGTGTACGTCTGCAAGGGTGTGACCTGTGTCTGACAAAAAGTTAATTGCAGACCCAGTTTCCTCGGCCCAGACAACATTCTCTCTGCCATAAAAGGAAACATGGTTTACTTTATGTATACCTTTTCTAAATGCGACGGTAGGATCTCTAACAATTTGGCCTCTCCAATCACAGAAGCCATTACTAAGCTGTACTAAATGCTGTTCCTCTCCTGTATCAAGGGACGTAATATCCCTTGAGGTATCAAGTCCCTGAAAGTTTTCATAAGAAAATGTTTGTAAGGAAACTCCAGATGACGATTGAATACTCATGTCGTGGATAGAAGCCCGTTATACTGATTAGTTTTAAGTCCGTTGATGTTACCCTTGTTGGTTCCGTCATCAACGACACGAAGCTGTATACGGGTGTTGCCGTTTAACTCGTTCCAAAGCTGTTGGTTTAAAGTCTTGTAATAGTTTGGCATGTATATCTGCATCTTTTCACTGCCCTGCTGAACGGCGTATTGGGCTAGAATGCCAGCAATTATGATCTGGTCATCTATCTCCCGTGTTTCGTCTGGGGAAGTATAGTAATCAATATCATTTGCACTTGTTGTTGTAATCTTTTGACCGTTTACCGTTGTCGTGACAGATGTTCTAGCTGCATAAGGATGCTGACGTATGTCGTCTATAACCATGTTTGCAAATTCCAAGAACATTAAAACAACATCACCGTCCACAGTGCTTGGATTAAAGTCACCAAAACGTCTAAGAGCTTGCATGGCAAGCGTCCTAAGAGGGGAGTGTTTAGTTCTGATATGCGGATTGGTATTGCTGGTTTCTGCCATTATGCTTTCCTGACGATCCTTGCGTTCATAACAAAGTGATGCTTCTCAAATCTCTCAACATCATCTGCGTCTACTTCGTATTCAAGACGGCCTGTCTGAAAGTTTCTGATAGCGGCAATATCTGCCACTGGGAACATGGAAGGCTCCTTTTCCCTGCTCTCATACCAGACTGTCTTAGAGTTCGATTTAATAGGTTTAACAACTTTCATAGGCTCTTCTTGGACGTAGGCTTCATTAACATCTGGTGTTGACGGGTCGTCCTTCTTGTAGTGGCCCTTTTCAGTTCTTGCTCTTTTTCTCTTTAACATCTTTCCTCCTAATAAAATAAAGGGGAGCATAAAGCTCCCCTTTAATATGGATCATTTTAAAGACTTGGTCGTCCTTATGATCTGGAGTTCCAGCCTTTGATGTAAGCATGAACCTTGTCTTGCAAGAGTTCCAAACCACATTCGGTTAGGTACTCGTGCTTGACTGAGTCTGCGTCTGGGGACTGTCGGTTCTCCAAGAGTTGAGTGTCACGACCTTCGAGGTAGCGATAGCTCAAGTATGGGAAGTCGATTATCACCATAGCATTCTTCATGTGATCCAACTGACGGAACTGTGGATGTAGGTGAACCATTAGATCACCTGCAAAGGTTGTGTATCTTATTAGGTTAACCCCATAAGATCCTTCAACCACAGTTGGCTTCCATCTGTCTTTACCCATCTGCTGTAGCTGGTTAGCCACTGTCTCACCTACGAAAGCGATCTTCTGATTGCTTCCATATTTGAAAACAGTTGACATCAATAGGCTGTCAAATCCTTCTTCAGACATCTTTCCAGCACTAGCTCCACCATAAGAGGCATAGGAAGTAGTGATGTCTACGACGTTTGTTAAGGAGTTTATAAGCCCACCAGTGTAGCGAGTAGGTGCTGATGTTGAACCATTTGCTTCATGCTTGTAACCGAAGAACATAGCTCTCTCAATGTCAGACATGTGTAGCTTAAGAGCTTTAGTCATGCTCTCATCCATCTTGTCCCCAGTTCTTAGGTAGGTTGAGCTTAAAGTATTAGATACTTGAAACGCAGTCCTGAAGATCTGAGTGTAGTTGGAAACTACAGACGCATCAAATGAGATGGCTGTTGGGCTTGTCCCACCTTCAGCCGCTGCATAGCCACTTACGAATAGCTTTGCATCGTCTGCAATTTGGTGAGAAGTACCCCCTATGTTTCTGGTAACGGCTAGGGTTGTTGCAGTTGTATCAGCAGTAGCTTGCATAACCTCACCAGTTGTCTGGTTGATTATGATTGCACCACTAATAGCGTACTTGTTGTCGTCTGACGCATCAATAGTAATAGATGCAGTCGATGTTGAGTTGATCGCTCCATTAACTGTTATCACTCGGTCTGGCAATTCATCTCTAAAATTTTTGTATTCAGGATCGTCTGTACTCTCAGACGAACCCATAGATAACAAAGCATTTAGGGGTGCATTACCATTAGGCTCTAACAGAGTAAAAAGCTCTCTATAATTTTTAGGACGAAAATCTGTACCGAACTCACCAGTACCTCTCATCCCTTGTATTGCTGCCATAGTAAAATCTCCTCTGGCTTAAAGGTTAAGGTTTATTTTTTGGCGAGCGTTGTGGGATTACCTTCACTTACTCATTAAGTCTGTAGGCCGTGGCGTACTTGTGACTTAATTGAAACGTACACTATTTATTACAAGTGTTCGTCCCTATTGACACATTCATTCCAGCTTTCTTTTTCGCAGTTCTCAGTAAAGGATTTAGGGTCTATTTTCCTAGTTACTCTGCCTGCTAAAAGCTCTACGTTTTTAAATAGAACTTTGTCGATATCAATAGCAACAAGGGCAACGATGTCACAGTCATCCCTTGTTAGGGGCTGTTTAGGAGTTCTTCCTGAACATACAGAGAAGTGATAACCCCAACGCTCCTTTCTCCCTTTTCCTCTTCGATCAATCAAACGCCATGTTGTTGACTTGACCTGTATTCTTACGGGTCTTTTGTTATGGATAGAAAGGATGTCTGTCTTTTCTAGGTGTGCAAAATTACTGGGGATACCAAGACGTAACAGCTTCAGCAGACAGACCACCTCACCAATCTGACCAATCTCAAGACTTTCAGTGCTAGATGCCCTTACCCTTTTTGGCATAGAATATGTGTCTTCCTACTTTTTTTATTCTTGAAACGTCTGAAAGCCAGTATGGTTTGACATAGGTGGCGTGATAGAAGAGAGCGTCTTTGCCGACAACGGTAACTCTGGCCTCTTCCATGTATGCGTCATACATTGTCTCGGCTATTTGAATAGATTTTTCCCATGCCTTTTTTTCATGGGGCTTGTCTGACTTCCCGTCACAAGTCCAACTAAAAGCACAGGATGTTTTGCCAGACTGTAAGACAACTCCCTTAACTGTGTCTGGGTAGTATGAAGATTCAACACGGTTCAGCGTAACCTCGGCAACAGCAATCTGACCTTGCAGGGGTTCATTCCGTGCTTCGTGATAAATGTTAAGAGCCAAATATAAAACAGCTTCGAGCATCTTAGTCCCCAAAAAGATGCCCCCCGAAGGGGGCAGTTGGGAGAGGCGTCTTTACTATGCTAACCCTTTTTGGGCCATTTTAGCATTAGCAAACTCGTCAAACCTATTTCCTTTAGGGGTATCTGCTACAGCCCCAGTCGCAGACGGAGTAGAGCCAAGAGAGCCAGTATAGGCTGATCTTTTCTTAGCTATATCCATTAGACGCTCCATTTCTGGGGAGTTAAGGTTGTTCTTGTAGTCTTGCATTAACTTCATCGTGAGGTTTGGATCAATAAGATCCTCCATTGTGTACCCACGCTCTGCCATAAAGACCGTAAAGTTTTGTGCAGCTTCGTCTGGCAAGCCAAGTTGTTGCTGAACTCTGTCTACGTTATTGGCAATTTGCTTTTGCATTGCTGCGATCTGCATGTTGTTGGCGTTATCCATCGAAGCTTTCGCTGCATCAACATTGCCTGCTGACTGTGATAATACCTGCTGAAGCATACCTTCTAACCTTGCCATTCTTGAGTCTACGTTGCTCATGCCAGTTGTACTGCCTTGCATAATTTCAGCGTAGCCAGGGGGGAGGGAGATTGCATTATCTTCAGACCATTTGGTCATAGCTGTCTGCATATCTTCCTTTGGGGCGTCACCAGACTTTTCGCCTTTCGTGTTACCCATTTCGGGGTTTTTCTTGCTTGCCTTTAGAATGTTTTCAATAGAGCCTGCAACATCTTTGGGTTGCATTCCTGGGTTTGCTTTCAGTATCTTACCAACCAAGTCATTGACTGGTTTCAGATTTGCGTTCTGGTAGTTTAGTTTTGCATATCTCTGCATTGTCGAAGAGATTTGCTTGGGTGTCATTTTACGCTTATTGCCGTCACCCATATCTATTTCATAGACTACAGCCTCTGCCTGCATCTTGTCGCCTTCTGTCTGAGGGCTACCTTTAGCAGTCGCCTTGTCCTGATTGCTGTCTGCCTCTTTAGCTTCAGGGGCAGGGGCAGGGGCAGGGGAAGGTGGTGCTTCCACAGGTCTATTGTTGGGCGTACCGAGCTTTGCCTGTGAAATTGAGTCTATTATTTCTTTATCGTTTATAGCCATTATATCTCCTTGCGAGGCCGTAGCGTCGCTTTAATTAAATGTAATGGCATTATGTACTTTCGCTTATACTACTGTCGTCCTTTCCTAGAGCTATTTCTGCATGGAACTTTGATCTAAGCTTTGCTGGTAAATCGAGCAGAGCTTTAGCTGCGAAGATTGATCCTCTTCTAAAGTTTATTTCATCCAAAGACATCGTTGGGGATTCTGCGATTGCCATAGCAGAAGAAACGATTTCCTCCTCCATTACCTTACGCATGACTATCCACCCTTTACTCTTTTCAAGGGCATCTATCGCATTCAGCGATCCTTTGGGGTTCATTTTTTCTTAGAGGGTTTCTTCTTAATTGGCTTACCTGCCATGACAGCCCCGTGACCTTTGGGGCCAGACGATGTCTTGTGCGGTATGCTGCCCATGTAGGGCTTTAGCGTTGGTTGTTTTCCCATTATATTTTCCACATCATTGTTGTTAATAGGATGATTATAGCAGAGCAAGCCCCTATAAGTAGTCCCTCTATGCGTTTAAGACGGATGAAGAGTTCCTTAAATTGTAACCGAGACTCATGCTCTAAGACGATGATCCTTTTATCGAGATCCTCAATCCTTTCCAGAGCGCCATATAGATCATGTTTCATAATTAATATGGCATAAACTTAGTAGGGATTGGATCGCCTACTCCAGTTATTGTATGATTATTTCCAGAAAGATCAGCAAATGAATTACTTGTCATTGCTGTAAGAATTGAACAATGACCACTAGGAATAGAGGTGTTGACATTTGTCGTACTAGAATACGTACCACCAGTTGGCGTCAGATTGCCTGTAGGTGCAGTAAAATTACCACTGTACACAGCCGTACCTTTGACTAATCTGAAGTTGCTAATATAAATATTAGGGGTTTGTCCAGGCCCATAAGCGGCACCTAGTCCTAAATAGCTCCCACTGTAGTTTGTATTATCGCTTCTTGTATATATTTGAGTACCATCTTTATAAATTTTAATTGTGCTTGAAGTTTTTGTCATAGCATAGTGTACCCAAGTATTGGCTACCGCTGCATTAGCAACGCCAAGTTGATATTCACCACCTGCTCCATAAAGCTTTAATGTGGTTGCGCCAGCCATCACAAGGCTCACAGAACTAGTGTAATTTGTTCCAAATCCATTTGCATTATTTCCACCGACTTGCCAAAACCCATTATTATCAGAGCCTGAAAGAAGATAAACCCAACCCTCAATAGTAAAATCTCCTGTGCCTAAAGTGAAATCAGCGTTTGATCCAGTTTTTAATACGTTATTACTATTACCTGAAAAATAAACTGATCCACCACCTGCATTCTCAAAAGGCGTTGCTAAATTAAATGCTGTATTTCCATTAAAAGTTAACCCATAAGCTGTAGAACTCTCGTCAATAGTTGCAAGTTCAACTTTTCTTGTGTCTACTGTTGGACTTCCTTGACCGATAGTAATAGTTTTATTAGTGCCACTATTGTCAACTGTAGGATTACCAGTGCTGTTTTGAGCCGTTAATAATACTGTACCACTTACGGCTGTTGATGGTGTTGTTGGTAAATTAAATTTAGCAGCAGATTGACTTACCGCTGTACCTTTAACAATTCTAAAATCACTCATAAGCATTCCATTATCCCATCCATAATTACCACTACCATATCCAGCAATACGAAGCTTATTTGTTGCAGGTGCATGAGTATAACTTCTTGTCCAACTTTGGCCTGTCGTAATTATACTACCAGAAGAATTTGTACAATTACCATTAAGAAATATGTAATGGTTATTTCCGTGTCTACAAAATCTTACGTGATGCCATTGACCAACTTCTGACCCAAAATTAGTTAAAACCATACCACCAGAGCCTACTCCTCCTACATCCCAAAATGATAATGAATTACTACTTTGTAGATAATAGATTTGAATAGAATCAGAATTATCTACACCTACATTACAAAACCAGTTGTTGCTGCCGGGTGCTGCTAAAAATTTAAACCAAAAATCTATAGTCCAATCTCCAGATCCAAATGCAAAATCAGCATGATCTGCTATTAATAAATTTTCAGCATTTGCATTAAATAAATAAGATCCATTTGTTACAGCAGTAGGTGTAGGATTTTTAGCCACTAAAAGTTTTGTGTTAGTTACTGGGGATAGAGGTGAAGTTGGAACAGTAAAATAATCTGAATAGGGTTTTGTTGTACTGCCAGTAAGAGAACCACTTGTTACCATAGTATAATTTTGATCACTATCATCTGCTATTGTTGTTCCAGAAGTTGTTCTGTTTGTTAATAAGTAAGTATGAGCAGCAGGAAATGATGTATTAACATTTGTAGTAGAAGGATAAGTTCCACCAGTTTTAGTTAGTGGGCCAGAAGGTGGAGTAAAAGCACCACTATAAACAGATGTACCAATTACAAGTCTTGTGTCAGACATATAACCAAGTGTAGGCCAAGTATTACCGCCTTGTGCCATCATACTAAGTGTTCCAGACCCACCACTGTGAGGGGCTGAAGCAGCAGTACCACTGGAAACTTGAACGCCATCTACAAAAACTTTCGCAGAAGTACTACTACAAGATACAGCAACATGATACCATTGATTTAAATTCCATGTTACTGAAGCTCCACCACCACTGGTTGTATAACCACCTAGACCATTAACTTCTATTGAATTACCTACTCTAGCAATATAATTGTATGTACCACCAAAGCCATGAAAAAATGTATTATATGAGGCACTATTAGTAATGTATATCCATGTTTCTATTGTCCAAGTAGTTCCCCAACTTGGTAAAGAAGCAGGGGTTTGCAACATTCCATAAGAAGCAGATGCTGAAGAACCTGCATTTGGAGAAGTTGGTGTATAAACAGCAGTGCCTTTTACAATTCTTGCATTTGAAATATAACCATTCCAACTTCCACCAGTACCAACGACTCCTCCACCAACTGTTAGAGGTGAAGAGGGATTATTAAAATTGTTATTATTACTAACGGAAAAGTCTTCAATGCCATTTATATATGATTTTATAGTACCACTCGATCTTTGCACAACAACATGATGCCATTTATATAAATCTAAAGTCTTTGATCCTGTATGATTAGTTACTGTAGTTCCACCATGCACAGTATAAAAATCTAATTCAGTACCAACTGTTTCTAAAACAAAAGAATTATTTGCATTACCACCACTCTGGGGCCATTGAGCTATAATACCATTATAACCATTAGCAAAAGAGTTAGGCCAAATCCATGCTTCTAATGTAAAATCGCCAGTACCAAAATGCCAATCATCGCTGTCTGCTATTTCTACGTAATCACCAGTTCCATCAAAGTAAAGTGATCCTGAAACTTCAAATGCTAACCCAAAATTTTGTAAAGTTGTTGCGGCATTTGTGCCATCAGATATTGAAAAAATAAGTGAGAAATTACCTGCATAGTCTGAATTTGAGCTAGGCGTTACTTTAATAAATCTATTAGTTGTATTTGTACTAGGAGCTAAAGCAGAGTAAGTTCCACCAGACGTAGCGCTACTTGTTATGGTTGCTGTTGTGCCGCCTCCGTTTGTAAGACTTCCAGAAGTTACAGCGTATGAATACTGTAAGGTAGTACCTTCATCTGCGTCTGCACCTACAAGTTCTATAGTTGTAGCAGTACCTTCTGAACTCAACGTAACATCTGTTCCTGAAGCTGGGCTAACCAATGTGGGAGAAGTGTTCACAGTAGCAATTTTATACCACCCACTTCCATTGAAAATGTAAAGACCACTATTAGCTGTGACTAAAGCTTGATCCCCTGCACTAGGAGAAGTAGCTACCATTGCTGCAATGTTAGCATAGACAGTAGTTGTGCCACCACTACCTGCGGAAATTGTAATAGTTTTTGTTGCGCCAGTACCTGAAGCTGTCACTGTACTGCCCACAAAGTTTAAGGCTGTTGCAGTGGTAGATAAAGTAGAACCTTCCTCTTGAACAGTTACTCCACCAGAGCCACCACTTTCTCCAGATACTTCAGAGTTTGAGGTAGAAGAGCCATCTGTGGTTTGAAGCTGAAGCTTGCCGTCTGTAGAACTTCTTTTTAAAATGACTTTATCAGAGCCAGTACCTACATGAACTTCAGACGCAATAACTTTTTTGGCGTTATCGGATGTATCCTTCACAACCAGATCATTATTACTGTCTGTTTCTAATCTGGTATTGCCCACAATTATTGGGTCAGATCCACTTCTGTTAGCTCTGTCTTTTGCTTTTGTCATTTTTAAATGCCTCTCTAGCTAAATGCTTTTTCACCTCTGGGTGGTGTTTTCTCTGCTGCAATAGCATCGTCAACTTTCTTTTCGTGATAAGCGACTTTATCAGTTCCCATTGTAGCTTTAATCCAAGTGATTAGCTGTTCTTCAGAAACGTCTTCCATTTTAGTAAACGAGCTACTATCTGAAGCAGGGTCAATGTGTTGGAAGTCTGTCCTAGTCTTAGTCACTCCATCTACAGTATCAGTCACTGTGAAATGAAC